TAAAACTGTTCCAAGAGAGGGCTCATATTGACAACTCCCTTTTCTTGGGATACCCAATAGAAATGAACGAGCGTCGAGTACAATTGTGTGAACTCACAATCTCCCGTGTACTGTGCGTGTAAAAAGTAATTCGAGAGCACTGGGATGTGGAGTAAACATTGGAGTGCTGTATTAAAATAGCAGGTATTTCCGAGGTTTAAAAAACCTCTCATTACATTTTGTGTATAAAAAACACTTAAGAGAATGACGCGTATCTCTATTGTAAAGAATAATGTTAGACATTAAAACTATCACCGAGAAGGTTCTTCCCGTGTTTGAAACACACAAGGATGAAGAGAACATCGAAGTCGAGTTACGTCTAGGTAAATATAATGGGTCTTTCTTTGATACAAATGTTGGAAAAGATACATTTGACCGCGTACTTGATGGTCTGCATAAGTACACTGGATGGGAAGATGTAAAAACATCCATGTCAGATGTATTTTATAGCGACGCCGATGGTATTCGTATCACGTCGAATCACGACACGGGTGAACAAACAATGATTCAAAAAATCAATGTAGTCAAAGATGATTTTACTGGGACACCTCTCGATATGCGGTTCAGTATTTGTCGAGAGATTCCAACGTGGGGTGAGTATGCGATGGACCGCAAGCGTACAAAGACACGACACTCCTTCATTCGAAAGAATCTCAGTATTGATATGACGGTATCATCGGGGGACGCCGTTGATATGGACTCAGAAGAGGAATGTTCCTACCAAATTGAGTTTGAAATTATGAAACCTGGGGAGGTCGCATCACGTGATGAACTCTTCAATATCATTCACAAAGTCAATGACCTATCTAAATTAATTCCTGTGTAATAAGTAAATGACACGATTTGTAATCCTTGCCCTTATAGCCCTCGCACTCATTTATGAAAAGACCACACACTCCGAGGAAATTGCGGGTTCCAAGAATTTCCATCTCAGTGCGGGTATGTCTAAACGTACGTACATACAGATGCGCGCAGATGGCGTCGACGCAGAAAGTCTCAAGAAGTTCGTGCAATTGGAGGACCGTTTTCTTCAAATTGAACGAAATTCAGTGTGCTCAGGGATACCCAACTATGTGGAGGGTGCCGTGATATCGAATCTCATAAAGGAACTATTTCCCAAGTATAACTTTGCGTACCACACAATTCACCTCAAGCAAATTGGGGAACCCCTCAAAACCTTGAACACGTATATATCATGTTAGTCAGATTCCAAACAAGCATTTTGTGTTTGAGACTCTCCATTCTATTCGAATGGGTTACAATAAACATAATGAGTCCATTATCATCGGGAGATTTTGTAGTGTATTCCGATATAAGGGGACACCGCCCTCTCCATTCTCTAATGTAGTCCGCAACGACATATATCACTGCGTCTAAAAATTCTTCGAGAGCCATATCAATCCAAGAGTTTTTAGGTGTTCCCCATTCGCGTGTATCAGAGTCAACAATGACCCCGTGACCATAACGTTTCATACCAATGTCTAATCGTGCTTGGAGTTGTTCTTCCATATATGTGGACTCTTAACGCTTCATCCTTAAGTTTATCCAAGTCTTCTTATAATTTTGGAGTTGTTTCATCGTTGGTCCTTTAGTAATAATATAGTTTGTCGCCGCATTTCTATATTGCGTGACCAAATTCCGTGGAACGTTATTGACATTGACTTGACTTTTAATGACCTTCTTTTCCAATTCTCGTCTTCTCTCCATTTTCCAATTACTAACCATACCCTTCTTAATGGCATCCACATTCTTCTTGAATGGGAGACCCAGTTTGTTTCCCTTGTTCAATTGGTTAATCTTCACTTTGACTGCTTTCACATCATTATCAAGTGAGGGCATCACATTCTTGTAACGGTTCATCCACCGACTACCGTACAATTTAACAAGGTCTCTACGAATAGAATTTTCATTGAGACCTCTCTTCTTGATAACTTGTTGCATCTTTACCACTTCCTTTTGCTTTGCCACTTCTTTTCTAGTTGGTTTGGGTGGTGGTGTCTTTGGTTTTGGTTTGGGGGCTATCAAAGTGTTACGCGCCTTCTCAATCTTTGCACAGAGAGTCGCTTTCGTTTCCTTATCATCGAGTTTAATATTCAAAATGCGAGCCACACGGAGAAGTTCGGTTTTGCTGTAACCCGTACACGTCGCACGACCAACCTTGAATGACTTGTTCGTACCTGAGAGCGTCACGTTACGTCCCTTATTTGTATTCTTAAACGTTGCCGTCTTGGTATTTGATATACGTTTAATCTTTGCACAGATGTCCTCCTTCTTGGAGGATTGGGTAATACCTACAACACCCAATCTCTTGGCGAGGTCCACAAGTTCTGACTTTGAGAGGCGCATACATTGCTTACCATCAATCTTGAGGACCGCTTTCTGCTTCGTGCTCAACACAGTTTTGCGGGTCTTCTTCACAAGTTTTCGTGGAATAGTAGAAGTACTGGACAACACAATTTCACCATTTCTGTACAAGTCCTGAACGAGCTCGATACCCGTGTTATAGGCGACTAACATATCTGCTGGATTTCTCGCCCCAGATATTTGAATATTACCACTCTTTGTAATAATGTATTTGTGACCCTTGTATGTGATATACATAAATGGAGACAATTCATCTTCATATTTCATCTCCGTGTACCCATACCGACGTTGTCCACGACTCGCAAGTTGGGACATATTCCGCACGACTCCATTGATTCTGAATTGACCACTGAGATTGTTATACTCAAATGGACTGTAGAGGAATGCCTCTTTTTCAGAGTAATTGTCGACGATAAACCGACGAATGAGCTCAGGTTGGTTTGCGATATTTGTCCCAATAAACCCCCCGGAGAATCGAATCTTACCATTCTTGTAGAAATTGACTGTAGCACCCTTGGATTCCACCCCATTCGTGACGACAATCTTGAGTTGAACGGTAAAGAAGTTCAAGTTTATATTCCCCTTACGACCATACTCTCTGGTATGGGTAAATCCAGTCACAAATCGTCCATAAATACCATTAATCTCTTTGGTGTCTATATAAAGACCCTCACCAATGGGTGATTTTGGGAGGGGTTGTTTGAGGAGAATCTTTGTAAGGTTGATACGACTATCGGCACTAAATTGACGATTCACGGTTGCATTGAACATACCTGGATTCAACTTACTCACTGTAAGCTCTGGTTTGGGCACTGGGATATTTGCGACAATAGTGTTCATATCATTGTTTGAATTGTATACAAACTCCGAAAACTCACCATAATTTTCATTACTTATTATGTTTTTTTCAAGGCGAGGTGGAAACTCCTGTTGTCGGGTAATTCCAAGGTCCATCTCAATTTCCCGATTGAGTGCGTTATTTGACGCAGTTGTGGACACAGAACTTGGACTGTTCGAGGTGCGTAGCTCCACACCCGACTGCTTTACAAATTCTCTGAGCTGTTGGCTCATATTACTATTGGTCAGCATTTTTTTTAATAATCATCGGTGGGACCGAGTGTTTCTTCAATCACGTCGAGACCGTAGATGACTGGTTGTCTTGGGTATGTTCGACCCTTGTAGGTGACCGCCTCATCCTTGACCTCAATATCCCGTGAACTGAATGGACCCGCGTAGAAGTCTTGGTTGAACTTGGGTTTGCCCAAATTGTTCGCTTGGCAGTGCTGATTGAACACCTGGATGAAGAGCTTCTGGGGCACAAAGAGGTCGCTCCCATAGACAATGTTGGTGGATTCCAAGAAATTGTGGAGGGTACTCGCAACCATTGCAACCTGCTTCTGGATTTTCTTGAAGTACTCGGGGACAACATTCCAAATATCCTTGTTTCTGTACTTATTTGAGTATTCTAAGTACGCTCGGATACATTTGAGAAGGATAATGGGCATTTCACCATCCAACTTCTCATCAAGTTGGGGGTCGGCATCCTTGACCTGTTTTGAGAAGTTCCAGGTGAGAATACGGCGGAGCACCGAACCCGAATTATCCTTCCAGTTTGGAACCTCGTTCCCACCCAAGACACCCGGGACCTTCCATTCAATACTCACCGCGGTCTTGTTCTTCACCGCCACTGAGACATCCTCACCTGAGACCATAGATTGGAATTCAGCCTGTTCGAGCGCCAAGTCACCCTTGACCTCTGGGGCAATAAACATAAACGCATCCTTGATGGCGGAGAGACCAAACTTCTTTTCGATGTTGTTTGAGAGGGTCCCAACATCCTCAGCTTCATAGAACTTCTTGAACACTTTGGTAATGAGCGTTGACTTCCCAGACCGTGCGATACCCTTGAAGAACGGAATCACCTGCCACCCATCAAGTTCCCCAATGTCGTAACACAGGCGACCACCCATAACATAGGCCCAGTTACACACCTCATCATCAAACTTCTGATACTTCAGCACAGAGTCAAAGAATGGCGTTGGGATATCCTGCCACCGCTCAAGGTGGGCAAAGTCATCAAACTGTTGGTCAAAGTACTTACACGCGATGATGGTTGGGTCCAGGCACCTAAACTCCTTACTCTCATAGGGATAGAAACAGCAGTCATAGACACCACGGTCTGGAATCCATTCTTTCCCAACAAAGACCCCATTCTTGAATGACCACACGTGACGTCGCTTGCTTATCTCTGGAAACTGGGCATCGATACACTTGGTGAGATTATCAATAACCTCCCTAAATACAGAGCCACGACTGGTAAAGTTCTTCCAGTTCACAAAGTCATCATCCTTTTGGGCGAGGGAATAGACAAACTCCTCAATCGAAAACTTTGGTTTCCAGGCGCGTGTACGGTGTCCCTCAATTGTTCGAATCTCTTCACAGCACTGCCCCTTGTACCTACGATACCCAGCTTTGTAGGCTTCATCCAAGGAGTACAGGAGACACTTTTGGAAGGGTGTGGAACTTTCGAGTTCTTCCTCATCCATTGTAGAGGGGTCACCAGACTTACTGAATTGGGGCAGAGCCGTCGGATTATCCACCCGCTCGAATGATGTGTAGTGACGACGGATATTTTCATACCCATCACTCAACTGCTTCAAAATATTATTGATTCGTCGGGTCACATTGATTCCATCGTCCAGCGATTCCTTTTTATGAATGCGGAGGTCCCGTGCGTGGTTTTTAAGATTAATCAGGTAGGTTCTTTGTTTTTCACGGATACCCTTGATGGCGAGAATATCAATCATATTGGGGTTTGGATTTCCAAACTCATCAAAATTCTCAGGATGGACAAATTGGCGATACCCCAACTCTCGAGCATTTCGAAAGTCGTTCGTCTTGAGTGACCACGCGTACTCAAACTTATTGATTATATTCAGTACCTGCTCTTCTTTCATCGATTGGATATGTTGTTTCTGAAGTTCCGCGAGTGCTTCATACTTGTCTGGTTCCTTATCGATGAAATGAGTGTGCTCCATTTCTATATTTAATGACTAACGATTTTTGTTTCTAAGCTTATTTTGGGGGTTGCATTTTGGACAACATCTTTATTAATATCTTGTTCTGTGTTTCCATTTGATAACACAGGTTAACTAGGGCTGAGCATACGGTATCACCGTCTGGAGTTGCTAGGAGAGAGCTCATAAGTCCAACGATGTCCATACCCTCCTCGTCCTCATCTTCATCAAAAAAATCATCTTCATCCTCATCTTCGGTCATATCCTCAACATCAGATACAATCTCACCCTCCTCGATTTCAATTTCTTCTTCTTCTTCCTCAGGCTGTGACGACATTTAACCTATACTGAGAAAAATTGGTTGTGTAAATTTCGCACAGCGCGATTTCACCCAGAAAAAAAATCTCTGTCTATAGTACAACAACTCTCACAATGGCCGGTGGTCTCATGCAACTCGTCGCCTATGGCGCCCAAGACGTCTACTTGACCGGTAACCCAAAGGTTACCTTCTTCCAAGCTGTGTACAAGCGACACACGAACTTCGCGATGGAAAACATCGAACAAACCGTTAACGGTACCGCGGCCAACTCAGGCCGTGTGTCCGTGACCGTTGCGCGCAACGGTGATTTGGTCGGTGACATGTACATCGAACTCAAGTCTTTGACTTCCAACACGGTCACCAGTGAAGCCACTGATGACTGCAACTGGGTCGCCGAGCGTGCGATCAACAACGTTGAACTCTCCATCGGTGGTCAACGCATCGACAAGCACTACCAAAAGTGGTGGAGATTGTACGATAACTTGTACCACGATGAAGCCAAGAAGGCGTCGTACGCCAAGATGACCACCGCGGTCGCTGACGAAAAGGTGTACTTGCCTTTGATCTTCTTCTTCAACCGTAACCCAGGTTTGTACTTGCCTTTGATTGCCCTTCAATACCACGAAGTCCGCATCGACGTTGACTTGGCCTCCAACTTCTCCACCTACTGTAACACCGACACCTTCAAGGTGTGGGCCAACTACATCTACTTGGACACCGAAGAGCGCCGTCGCTTCGCGCAAAAGGGTCACGAATACCTCATCGAGCAAGTGCAACACACTGGCTCTGACACCGTGACTGCCTCTGCCACCAAGCAAGTCCGTTTGTCTTACAACCACCCAGTGAAGGAGCTTGTGTGGTGCTTCTCCAACACCGCGGCGAAGTCTTCCTTGTGGAACTTCACGACCGCGAGCACTGATGCGGGTATCGTCCTCGAGTCCAACGCTCGCGCGATCTCCGAATCCAACTGCTACGTCCCAATCACCCAAGGTTCGGGTGCCCCACTCCTCGCGGTTGGTGCGGCGGGTTCCGCGTCTACCTTCACCGAAGAAGCCGTTGGTCCATTGTCCACCTTCAAGTTGGTCCTCAACGGTCAAGACCGATTCAAGGAGCAAGCGGGTAAGTACTTCAACCAAGTGCAAGCCTACAACCACCACACTGGCTGCCCATACCCAGGTGTGTACTCGTACTCGTTCGCCCTCAAGCCAGAAGAGCACCAACCAACTGGTACGTGCAACTTCTCCCGTATCGACAACGCGCAAGTCGCGGTCACTATGGGTGCGGCCAACGATGCGACCACCATGCACATGTTCGCGACCAACTACAACGTCCTCCGCATCCAAAGCGGTATGGGCGGTTTGGCCTTCTCTAACTAAGCTAATTATAGCTTAAGTATGTAACTCGTTCTCGTATTTAAAACACAAAAATTAACATAATTCAAATATGTTAAGTTTTGTTTAGCGTTCTCAAATTAGAAATAATCTCGGTATAATCTAAATGGACGGTGCTAAGATACTACTTCTTGCATGTGTACTCTCATCGTGCGTTTCTAGCTCCCAGTCGGTTGTTTGTAAAGCAACACCAGGAAAAACGTGTACTAATGTACATGGAAGTTTAACGAGTTTAATTTGTTGCGTGGCAATTTTGATGGTTCTCTTTGGCAAGAAATAAAATCTAATAACTTGGTATCGCGATTTCAAGAAATAAATAAAATGTCGCGTCATAATATAAAAATGGGTCTCACTGTGACAGAAACAATCGAATTAGGTGTTGGTCTTAGTGTAGACTCGTATTACATCTCTCTCAATGAAAATGACATTCGCATTCAGCGTAGACAGGAGCGCAGACATGTGTACACTGAGGAGGGTGGACACCAGGAAGTCTTAGAGGAACCAAAGTTCCTTGTCGAAGCTGGTTTCACGTCGTGGATCTCAAAGGCGGCGAAGGATGCTGGTAATGGTTCGATTGGACGCAGGAGCGTCTCTTTGGTATTGGATGCCGCTCCAACCGAGAATATTTACGAACTTGTGTACAACAAGTTAAAAGAAGGACTCACTAATTATGTAGATGCATAACGTGTACACAGACGGAAGTTGTTTGGGAAATCCAGGTCCAGGTGGTTGGGCCGTATTTGGTGCTGGCATTAATATGTCGGGAGGGCAAGATGGAACAACAAACAACATTATGGAAATGACCGCCGTTGTCCAGGCACTTCAACAGTGTCTCGCACGCAACATTCTTGAGATACACCTGTTTACAGACAGTACATATGTCAAGAATGGAATAACTTCATGGATTAAGAATTGGAAGAGGAATGGGTGGCGCACCGCTGCTGGCACACCTGTAAAGAATAAGGAGTTGTGGATCCAAATAGACACGCTCACCCAAAAGATGACCTCTGTGGAGTGGAAGTGGGTCAAGGCACACAATGGACATCCACAAAATGAACTCGTGGATACACTGGCACACCGAGAGGCCACTGAGATTAAAAATAGTCGCGTAAAATAATGGAGCCCCACCCGTGGTGTGAGAAGCAGGAGAAGCTCCTCAAATCGTGGGCCGAGAGAGCCGCGGGATATCGCTGGCTTCATAATCACGCACGCCTCCACTTCAAAAAACAGAATGATTACCTGTCATACCCGAGTATAATCATCGCGAGTATCACAGGTGTTGGTGGTTTCGCAGTTCTCAATCCAAGTGGGAATGATAGTGTTTCATCGGAAACTCGCGCTAAAATTATGATTGTGCAGTACTTTTTTGCGTTCCTCAATGTTTTGGGTGGTATCCTCACATCTATAGGTAAGTTTAGTCAAAGTTTGAGTCTCTCAGAATCACACTCTGCGATGTGTGTCCAGTACTCCAAGTACTATAGAAATATAGATATGGAATTGTCCCTTGATGAGAATGACCGCACTGGGGTTGTTGATTTTGTGAAGAAGTGTCGCGAAGAGTATGATAGACTTCTTGATGAAGCCCCGGATATCCCAGCAATATCTATAGAGGCGTTCAATTTGGAGTTCCCCGATAAAGTGAATAAACCCGATGTGTGTAATGGTCTAAGTATCATTATATGTGATGAGACCGCGTCACAACTCGCATCAAAAC